CCCACCATATCAACTTCTTTAGTAAACCAATTTGTATACTTAACATTAAGAGGTTCAGGCTTGTTCAAAAATGCAAACTCATGTCGTATACCCAAATCCTCGCAGTATTTTTGTAGTAACTCAAGTTGTTGTACATTGAGACAACTTACAGTAGTCCATGTGTCAAGTGTTAACTTGTTATACTGTGTTGCTAGTTCCTTGTAGTATAACAAGTTATTTTCAAACTGTTGCCATTTAACAGGATACCTGACATAATCATGCACAGGTCCAATGCCATCAAAACTAACAGTAACTATTACTGCTACATCCTTATCTAACAACTGCCGTACTTGTTTAATTCTTACACACGCATTTGTATTAATGCGCACAATGCGTACACTACTAGGAAGATTACTTAAAAGATCACCATAGTTTTTGCTTATGCTTGGCTCTCCACCATTGATGTCTATTTCAACTACTCTATCCAATGGCAGTGTTTTATAAAGTTCATAGTTATCTTTTACTACAAGTTGTTTCTTAAGGTTGCCTATTTTAGTGCTTAGGTTAGGACTGCAGGTAACACAAGCACTATTGCAATAATTGTCCAGTGTTCCACCTAGTTGTAGATATTTTTCATCAAACTTACGCAATATTTTATCGCGTTTTATACTGTTAAGTCTTATACTTGTACCATTAAGTTCTTCTGTTTGTTTACAACGCACACATTCCTTGGGCCACTTACCTTCTTGTTCCATTTGCCACTTTAGCCATTGCTGCCAGGCACTGTTTTCCATTTGTCTAAATGTTGCATATTCTTGTGCATCAACCATATGTCCACAGCACCCAATAGTACCGTTACTATTAAGTCTTGCGTAGTGACCTATTCTTGGGCAATGCATTTTTTATATAGAACCTTGTGTTTATCTTGTATGTATTTGTTAATTTCAGATATGCTAGTTGTGGTATTTGCAAAATAATTGAAAATTGTGTTATCTAAATCTATCCAGTGTGATGGTGCAATGAAATCATAGTATCTAGTGCTGGCATTCTTGTGTACGTTAATTTTAAGATCGTCTAAACTTTGTATGTTGATTAATCCAGTATAACTTTTATATAAATGGCACAACCACATATACTGTGGCATAAAATGTCTGTTAACAAGTTCGCCACGCTCTATAAGGTATACTAGTGTATCTTCGTCTAAATTGCTATTATGTTGTAAAAATGTATTTACTCCACTGTTGAATCTTTTTTGTGCTTCGCGCCAGTAGACTGTAATATTTTGTGTGGTCTTATTAAAATTTTTGTTTACAATATGTGTAGCAACGCCTAATTCTTCAATGCTACTACTAGCATTCTTAAAAATAGGATACACGAAACTATGCACAGGTAATTCAATAACTGTACATAGTCTCGGATATACTAATTCTTTATTGTAATGTATCATCTAAGAATGAGGGCGACATTGCTGCCGCCCTCTGTGCCTTATGATTGGCGGTTACGGATCATCGCTAGGATGTCTTCTGCCCGCTTGCTTTCACCTTCAGGTGCTGCCGCTGGTGCTGCCACAGTTTCAGTTTGTGGTGCAGGAACAGGAGCCTCTGCTACAGGTGTTGGAGTTGCTGCCGGAGCAGGTGTTGCTGGCGTTGCCGCTGTTGCAGTAGACGTACTTGAGGATGAGGATCCTGCAGGAGCGTCAACTCCATATGGACGGTAATACTGCCCCCAACGCTCAACGTCATAGGGCTGTCCATCTACACTTGCTTCGAACATCTCTTTAATGCACTGCAATTCTACTTCAGTAGGTTTTTTAGGAAGATAGTCAGACAGTGTATTAAGACCATGTGTCTCAATAGCAGCCATTTGTGCCTCAGTAAGAGCAGTCTCTTTGCGAGCCCACTTACTTGTGCTATAGTCTGCATACTGTCCTTTAGTAGTTTTTGTAATACGGAAGTCCAAACCCTGTGTGTAATCTGTGGGCATTTCCTGGATATCCGGATCCATAAGTGCATCCTTAATCAAGTTAAAGATACTTGGTGAGATTACAAACCTGCGAATTGGATTAGCAGGTGCGTCTTCTTGTAGAGTATTCTCAGTCACAAAGCCCTGGAAGATATAACTACGCTTCTTCCAATACTTGCGACCCATTTCCTCTAGACTGGAATCTTTGAACCAACCACGCACTTCAGTTAGGATTGGACAGGTCTCATTCCACATCTCAACACATGGTACTTGTACTACCACTGGCTTGCTATTCATATCATTCTTAATACCATTAAATGGTAAACGAATCATAAGCCTTTCAGCCCAAAAGAATGTGTTGTTAGGATCGTTATCCGGAAGGAATCGAACTGCTGTCGTTGTACCTTCTGGTATATTCCAATGTGGGAAGATTGCGTTGTCGCCGCCGCCTGTACGCTCACTGCGTGATTCTTGTGATTTTAGTTTTGCTCTAATTTCTGCCAAAGATGTTGCCATTATTTTCTCCTTAAATGTGCCTATATTTTAGCCTTGTATGTGCCTATTCACATACTATAATATTGTATAGTATATGCGCTTTTATTTATCATGTCAATAAGTTTTTTCGTATTTTGTGAACTATGCATCCACAATCTGGACCACTTTCATTTTTATATTTTGCTAGTAAATCTAACTTACGAGGATCCAGTTTACGCACAAGTTCTTTTGATACACTTGCATCTATTGCTTGTGCTAGTAGTTGTTCTGGACTACTTTGCATTGCTAAACGTAGTATCTCTAAGTCTTTGTATGGCGTAAAGGTAAGTGTCTCACCTAAATGCCAGTGTTGATGATCGTTTGCTAACCAGTCTAGTATTTGTGTATGACAATCCGATTTGATAGTTGATACACTGTTTTCTATAGTCTTTATATTGTCCGGTTTATTAAGGTACATATACATGTAATGTTCAGGTTTAACTTCTGCTAGTATGTCTATACCCATGCTTGCAAGTAGTTTACTACTAGTATAAGGACCTCGCATTAGATACTCGTCTCCGTGTCCTCCTGATACTAGTACACAGGGCTCGTTCCAGTAATGTATTTGCCTATATGCCCAATAATTTTGTACAATATATTTTTGATTTGTAACATAAAACTCGTCGTACTTTAAGTACTCATAGTCAACTAGTTCATAGTCCTTGGTATAGTGGTCTAGGTATGCCCACATCAACAAACTATCTATACCCCCACTAAGAAATACCTTAATAGGAAGTTTGTTTGTTTTTACAAATTCCTCAAAGTGATTGCATAGCCTGTGGTGTATAGCATCAACAATTTTGCTGTCTGTAATATCCTGTTTTTGAAATACAATTTTATTGTGATCACTAGTAATCTGCATCCTACCGTCAACTTGAATGTTAGTTTGACTAGCCCATAGTTGATTAGGTAATTTTTCTAGATTAGTAATTCCATCATCATCATAGTATAACGGAAATCCGCGTGTTGCGTCATGCTCTATTTTAACAAGTTCTTTATCACATATAAACTTACAGTAGTTTACTGACAGTCCTTTGTATATTACGTTGTCGTAGTTTTGCCAGCCAGGGTCTGTACTCAGACACAGACCATTATCTAACTGGGTATGAACGGGTAGATTATCTTGAAAGGTTTTTCCTAAGTAAAAGAACATTATGCTATTATATATGTTTGTGGCTATGAAGTCAAAAAAAAGCAGTGCCTAGCACCGCTTTTCTTATTTTTTAATTATTATTAGCCTCGTTCAATATCCTGTAGTTTACGCATTTCTCTTGCTACAATACTTCTTGGTGTTATTTGATAGCCTTCTTCGCCTTCGTGTATGCCGTGGTTGCTCTTCGCTGTTGACCCTACGCCTGCCATTGCTTTCATCTTTGCAATGCTTTCCGCCACTTCGTCTACTTCCTGAACTTCTTCAACTGTTTCGCCTACTAGTTTTCTAATCTTAGATCCTGCAACATAGTCTGGTAGTACCTTTTCAAGTGCTGCTTTAATATTATATGACTTCATTACTTCATTTCGGAATTCATTAGTAAATGGGAATAGTTCCATATCTGCTTCCATGTCTGCAATAACTTCATCAATCTCTTGTGCTAGATCACTCATGCGACCTTCTTCAACTTCTGCTTCTTTTACTTTGTACTTTTTGCCATCAACTTCAAATTCATCTTTGCCTTCTTCTTTAGCCTGTGCTAGTGCGCCTGAGAATTCGTTGCCTTCGTTTGGATCTTCGTCAATCTCTGCTTCATTGGCTTTTACATCGTCTGCATTACTGCCCATACGCTCGCCCTGTGTACTACTTGTGTTGTATGCGCGATCCTGTTGTGCACCAAATGTTCTTGGAATAACCATTTCACTGTCATTGCCATCTGCACGAATTTTAGTCAGTGCCATCTTCATTGTCTCTTGGAACTTCTGATCATAGTCATCTACATGATCCATTAACCAGCCTATGATAATTGGACGGGCATCACCTTCTGGATCTTTGTCACCTGCTACACCTAGGTCATCAAACAATTCATCATCACCTAATAGTCCGCCCAGTGCATTTGCAGCATCATCACCGCCATCACCAAGTGCAATAGGCTGGCCCATCATTGCTGCAAGTTTCATTGCTTCTGCTTCATTTTCTGGCAAACTCCATGTGCCTTCTGCAATCATATCCATACGCTGTGCATATGCTTCAAATGTAGTATCTTCAGTTTTGTCTTTACCATATAGATCTTTCTTAGCCTTAGGCTGTAGAACCTCTATCTTATTCTGTAAATACTTCTTTGCAAGTTTAAGTGCTACTGCTTGTTGTGCTGGATCGCTAAGTTCAATTTCACTTGCACTGTTTGCTGCAGCATCATTAGTCATATTGTTTGCTAGGTATTTCATAATGGCAACTAGAATACTGCGATTCTTTTTGCCTACTTCCATATCGCTGTTCTTCATAAACTGCATGTAATTTTTAAGTTCAGCAATATCTGCTTCGTTGTTATAGACTTCAATGTTATCATTACTGTCTGCAATGTCATTCAGTGACTGAGCACCTTTAGCAAGATTTGCTGTTTGCTTTTCAATCTCTTTTGGCTCTGCAGGATCAATTGATTTATCAAAGTAAGGTTTAATTGGGGCATCTAAATCCTCTTCATCGTCTTTCTTTGCTTCCATGTTTGCTTTATGATCCATTGCTTTTCTCACACTAGGTAAACTATCTGTGAGTCTGTCATCATATACTTCACGAGTTAGTTTTTGTTTTAGATCTTCGATGTCATTTTCGTCTACTTCAACTGCGCCAGGTACCCAGTTTTCAAAGTAGTCGCCGTAGCCTTTAGCACTGCTAATTGCTTTCAGTGTATCTTTCAAGCCATAGTATCTATCAGTTGCGGCATCAATAACTTCCTGCGCATCTTCATTTACATACTCTTCACGCTTTACACTACGCACAAATGTTTTAAGATCTGTCATTTCTTTCATAATCTCAACAATGTGCATGCCGCGATCATCACGGGTGTGTCCTTCATTTGACACATGTCTTGCCATTGCTCTTGCACCAGGTAGATAGTTGTTAGCAAACTTGAAGCGTTCGCCTTCACTGTTCTCAATGTAGATAGCACTGATGTTGCGACTTCTTGCACCCTGCTTAGTTTCGTCTACTGTGCCTTTATGTTTAATAATAAGTTTTGCTGTTCCTGTTTCTAGGAAACTTTTTTGGCTTGTTCCGTGTAGTCTGTTTTCCATCACTTCGTCCTGGTTACGTTGTGTTAAAAACTGATAATCTTTCTTATCAAGTCTCTCTTTTGTTACATTATGCGCTTCATAGTTTAACATATTTCTTGCACTGAATCTGCTCAGTTCTTTTAAAAATCCATACCAAGCATTTGCAGTGTTACTATCTGCATCTTCTACCATACTATTTGGGAAGTAAACTTGAAGTAATCCTTCTTCGTTTAAACTTATAGTTACTGCGCCTATAGGCATATCTCTGTGCTTATATTGAAACTCGAAGAACCGCGCTTCGTTTGAATCTGTAGTAGTTACGCCTTCACTGTTCCCCAACTTTATGTTAGCCACACGACTACGAATCTTATCAAACAATTCTTCTGCAATGTTGTTAATGCTTCTCATATGTGTATTTATGCTAGAGACAAATTTAAATCATAACAAAAGGCATTGGCTCTTGGTCATAATCATCACCGTCTCGAATATGATTTTGCAGTTCGGGATTGTAGTTTTTCAGTGTTTGTGCCATGCGCATTACCAGCATTGTACTCATAACAAGATCATCAGTGTCACCTATCTTGGCTTTGTAACTATTACCGCTTGCAATAAAACTTTTAAGTTCACTTATGAGCATCTTGCTTTTGATCTTAACTTTATCAGTCTCTACTAGTGTTTTAAACTTTGCACATATAGCCAGTTTACTACGGTGTGTAGTGTTGTATCCTCGTCTGTATACTTTGCTGTTTCCGTGTCCTCCGGGCTCGCTGAGGAAGTATCCAGGTATATTCTCTTCACCAACTTCTGAAATACTTTGTAATGCTGCTTCTCCAATTGTGTTATTTTCAACACTATAGTAAACACTATTGTTGTCACCGCATTTGTCAACAAGGTATTTGTTAATTTCAATTAGGATACGAATTTGTTGTGGTATAGGAGTTTTGTTGTGACTCCATTCTCCTACTTGTTCCATGCTAGGAATTTCAAATATTTGCATTGCAGCAGGATCACCGCCTGTTCCTAAACTTGGATCTAGTCCTACAATGTATGCTTTTCCCTTGGTTGGTTCTTTGTACCAACGTACAGCACCGTGTCTAAATGAGGGATCTTCGCCGCGTAAGTTAGTCAATACCATACTGTCTATTAGTGTTTCATCATAGATAATAAATTCACAGTCATGTTCACGACGGAAACGTTCTTCACCAATACGACCTAATTCTTCTGCTTTCCATTTATCATCTCTGTCTGGATGTTCATACCAATAACTACGAAATGTTTTAAAACCGTTAATGCCTATGTCAGTTGGATTTCCTTCTGTATCATATTGTTTGTTTCCGTCACGCCATATAAGCGCAAATTGATCTTCATCACTGTTGGGTGTACTTGTAATAATAGCCTTACCACCAGTTGCTAGTGTTGGCGAAATACTAGTCCAAAATTCTCTAGCAATACTAGGACGCACAAACGCAAACTCATCACAGTATAGTAGTGTGATGGACATGCCTCGTCCAGTGTTGTCCGTTGTTGCTTGTGCTACAATACGCGAACCATTATCAAAGTCAATACTACCTTTGTTGTAACTTGTGACGCCAGCACGGATGTGGTTTGGACATAGTTCATAAGCATAACGAATACGTTGCATGATCTCCTGCGCACCAGCATATTTGTGTGCTGCAATTAGAATTACACTGTCTGGCACAAACATTGCATACCACAGCAAATATCCTGCTGCAGTTGTTGACTTGCCTGTTTGTCTAGGAAGCATGTTGATGTTAAAGCGATAGTTATGATATACGTCTAACAGTTTGTCCTGATATTCATATGCATTGTAAACCATACGTCCTTTAGTAGGATGCTGTATGTTAAAGTAATTGTTCATAAAATGCTTGACACCAGTAGCAGGGTCTGCACATTTTGCAAACTCTGTAAATTGTTTATCTGTAAAGTTTTCTTTTTGATGTGGCTTTTTTATAAGCACACCGTCTAATGTTTTAGCCATATTATACTTCGTAAACGTCCTTCAAGTTGACGTATTCCTTACCGCCCCAATAATTTGTATGATACAGATATGCTTCTTGTATTACTGCATCTATGTTTTTGTGCCAATATCGAATAAACTTAACACTACGGGGAAAATCCGGTATAATGTCCTGAGTTTGCCAAATAAACTCATTAATCAAATGAACATGATCTGGCATATGGTAATAAACTTGTATAGAGACTAGTTTGTCTCTGTCAAATCTTTTTATCATATGCATATTTATCGGAAAATAAATACCAAATGAAATTGTATCAATACGGGTGTAGTGTAAGTCTAGGCGAGGAAGCAACTATATGCTATGGTGAACTTGTAGCAGAACAACTAGGATTTGAATTTATACAACACAGTGAAAGCAGTGCTAGTAATCCACATATTGCACTAAAGTTTTGTGAAACTTACACAGGAATTACTCCCAAAGATTTTATTATATTTGGCTGGACTCATCCCAATAGACAGAGCTGGTATAACAAAAGAGCTGAACGTTGGGAGCATATGAACTATGTGCAGGGCAAGAAGTCTGGTAGTGCGTTAGTTGACAGTTGCAAGGATTATCTGGTAAATCAACACTGTGAATACATGGAACATGTACACACTTGGTATCCTCGTCACATTGTAGAAACTACTTGTAAGTTAAACAACCTGCGCTATATGCATGTTGATTGTGTGCCGGGTATGGTTAACACGCTGGGTGCTGACGGAAGTAATAAGGAAAGCAAGTCAAAATATATAGCGGATCACTTACACCCAAATGATGCAGGTCACCGCTATATACATCAATTAATACAGAATAATCTTACTCTGTTTCTACCTTAATTTCTTCTTCTTCTAGGAATGCTTGATAACTTCTATAAAGTTTATCTTCTACATCCTCCATTGTATTTTCTTCTTCAATCTCACGTGGCTCTTGATCCATTGGATTGTCACCTAGTGCTGAAGCAGGATACATTTTCTTAGGACCGTTGAGTCCACCACTTAGACCAATTAACTGATCTTCTGCATCCTGATACTGTTCGTCAGGTTCGTTAGCATACTCTTCAATACGTTCTGCATAATCAGTATAGCCTGCAAGTTGCATGATGTCAGCAAGTTCCTGTACAGGAACCTCTATCATTGCTTCTTCAACTTCTTCCTCTCCTACTTCTTCTTCTTTTTTAAAATTTTTTCTAGGCAATTTTGCTATACCACTGTCTGCTGGTCCGCCTATCATAAGTGAGTATAAATCATGTTTCATCATATCAGATTCGCGTTCTTTGTCACTTTTTCGTTCTTCAACTGCTTCTTCTTCAACTTCTTCTTCTGAAATATCATCGTGAGGAATAACATTTCCATCTTCATCTTTTTCGTGATGTTCTTCAATTGCAATTTCTTCTTGCTGAACGTCTTGTTCAGCGAGTTCCGCTGCGATACTGTCTAGTTTAGTTCTTAGTTCAGCAATATCCATTACTTTTCTCCTATTGGTTCCTTTGGTTCTTTAGTCTTTTCATTATTTCCGCTCTTTGCGCATCATTAAATGCTACCTGTTTACCTATGTCTGCTTGTTTCTGAGCATCAGATCTAGCAGCAAGTTTTGGATCAGCGTCCATCTTTCTTGCTAAATCCATAACACTCATCTTACTTGTATCACCGTAATTGCCTAGGTCAACACCAGCAGTCTTTGGATTTGCTAAATCAACTTCACGGCCCTGTACAGTAGCAGGAATTTTTGTTGGCTCTGGATTAGTTGTTGCAATATTATACGCTTTAGTGCCTTTTACAAAGTCTCCAATTTGTTTAAACAAACTTTTGCCACGTTCTTTCTTAGGCGGTTGTTTTACACTTTTAGGATCTAGTTTATAATCTCTGCCGCGTAAAAAAGCATACTTGTTAAGCATATCATCAGTGTCATCGCCTGCATCTTTTTTATTTGTTGAAATATTAAAATCGCCTGGCTCATCGCCTGGCTCTATTGTAGGTACTTGCGGTAACTTAGTTGTTGGATCATCTAATTTACCTGACTTTTTAGGTACTTGCGGTAACTTAGTTGTTGGATCATCTAATTTACCTGATTTAGGTTGTCCAATTTTTTTAAGTCTAAAGTCCTGTGCAATGCCGCTTAGTGTATCGCCACTTTTTACAGTGTAACTTCCACCGCCTGGCAGTGTGATCTTTTGCCCAGGGTAAATTTTATTAGGATCTTTAATACCGCTTAGTTTAGCAAGTGTATTATAAGTTACACGCTCATCTAATTCTTCGCCTTCGGGTATATCTGTAATTGCAAAATCTGTAGCAGTATACTTGTCAGGTGTCATATCTTTTATACCTGCCTTCATCATTGCATATGAAAGCAAATCATCATCATCTTTTATACCCATTTTAGCAAGTCTTGCAGCACCTTTTTCAGTTTTCATCATTTGATTTGCTGTTGCACTAATTTTTTCCATGTCAACGCCAGCGGCTGAAAGTGCATCAAGATTCTTTTGATATGCTGCATTGTATTCGTCCCTGGTTGCATATCCATCTGCTTTGCTTTGAGCTCTTTGTTGTTTTGCAAAATCTGCAACATCCTTGTACATGTCTGCTTTTGTTGGAGGTGGTGCTTTGCCTGTTGTTGCTTGTCTTACTGCAGCAACGTCTGCTTTTGCTGCTGCTCGCATTGCGTCACGTTCTTGCTGTGTAATTTCATTTAGTGCATCAATTGCTTTATATAAGTCTTGCATTATACACTGCCTCTATCTGACATCATACTTGCTGTTGATGGATCTTCTGTCTTTGGACCACTGTAATCCTGTTTATCTGAAAATACTGCAGCATATTCCATCTTACGACTTTCAATAGCCTTAAGCATGTTCTCGTTGTAGTCATCACCAAAACTATCTTTAGCATTGTCTGTTTCTGCATAGTCTGTTTCAAGCACTGATTCATATTCTTCTTCTTTTAGTGCTTCTTCACGAGCCATTTCTTCTGGATGATCCTGATTAATTACTACCAAGTGACTTGCTGGGACACCAACTGTTTGTGAGATATATTCAAATAACTGATGTGCAGTAACAGGATAAGTTAATTCTGCATCCATGATAAACACTTCTGCATTTTGCAATGTTTGAAAATCCATTGGATGTTCTTGTATAGGAGTTTTCTTTGGCTTACTAATGCTTTTCATTTCATACTTTTGTAAAGCAGATTCTAGTGCATCCATTGTTTCGTCACTGAGATTTTCAGCCATTTTGATACGAAACTTATAGGTTTGTTCATTCTCAACGAGGTAACTCTTAAAACTTTTCATTGCTGTATTCCTTAATGTAATAGTGTATTTATTACTTTTGTTCAGTATTTCTACCTAAAATTTCCATAAGTAGTTGATTACGGTCTACAGATTGCCCTTGTCCATCTTCAACATCCTCACCTCTTGCACTTGCTTCCTTAGCAAGTCTAGCATCTAATGTTGCTTTTTTAAGTTGTAAATCAACCATGCGTAACTTTTTATTAATCTTTGCACTCTTTGCACTCAGGGCTGTGTCCAGCATACGACTTGCATTACTAAATATTTCACCACTGAATCTACTATCAACATTCATGCCTAGGTCCATTAAGTCTTTAAATGTATCTTGTGCAAGCAAAGCAATGTCGTCCATTTCTTTATCACTGGTATCAAGTTCACGCACACTGGGCAACGCTGCATCAATTTTATCAACGTTTGTTAATGCTGTTTGTAGTTGTGGTATATCATCTGCTGTTACTGCCTCTACTACAACTGTGTTTTCTTCTGCTGTAATATCAAGTTCATCTGCAGGTTCTATATTAAAAAGTTCTTCTAGTTTTTTTGTCATACTAATAGTTATCCTTAGCGTTTACCGTTGTGGAAAATATCATCTTCTGTAACTACTCTAAAGCGTAAACCTTTGTGCTTTGCCCACTTTGCAGCCGCTTCCCACTTTGCGTGGTTAATAGCAATGGCAAGTTTTTCTTTTTCTCTAGTCTTTTCGGTAAGCATAGTTTGTGATTTTGGTTTAATCTCAATAAGTTCAGCATGCTTGTTGCCACGCTTGTCTTGATATACTACAACAAAATCAGGCACATACACTGTGCCTTTTCCTGTGAGAGGATTACGATAGGGTATTTGTATACCTTCACTTGCCCAACTTATTACACTAGGATTATTGTCACAGAAGCGCATAAAGGCGTGTTCCCATCCACTGCGATATCGAGGTGCTTTGGTTCCACTGTATTTTTCTGTATTTGTAATGCTATATACGCCATTAGCATATTTGTTACGACTAAACATCTATGCCACCACTTGGCGGGCTATATTCTCATTTGGACTTATTTCTTGTTCATACCCAAGCAGACTAGTTGTTCTCCTACTTAGATTAAGAAAAGTTGGGATTGCACTTTTTAGATCGCCTGTTTTTTCAAACTCGTTAATAATATCAACTATATGTATATTAAGTTCGTTTGCTGCTTGGATAACCGCTGCAGTAAGTGCTGCCGCCGCATCTTCATTTGCAGTACGATTAACGAAGAAACTTTTTGCAACTTCATATTCATTCTGATTCATGCTAATAGGCGCACTAAAATAATTTACAAAATAATCTTGTACACGTTGATCAAAATTATCTGCGGGATCTATTAATGGTAAATTTGTTACTTGTGACATTATCGGTTCAGTTTACTATCTATAAAGTTATCAATTGTTCTAACAGCATCACTTATTCTGCTTGGATTACTTATGGTGCCGCGGTTGCTAGGTATTTTCTTAGCATTACCAACATCGTTGGATGCAGTATTATTTGGTGAACCAAAATTACGTCCTATAGATTTACCTCCACTGGATATAACATTAGCAAAACCAGTGCCTGTAGTATCTCCCTGTTCATTTACTCCAATCAACTCTCCCAGATATGCACCACCAACTGCTTCAACAACGCCAGTTACTGGTACCAGTATATTACTAGTAAGTTTTTTACCCGTTAGTAAGTTGTTAGCAAAAATTGATATAGTATCTGTTAAAACGTTTCCTGTGTTAAATCTTTCTTCATTGTATATTATTTCTGCATCTTTGATAACACCAATGACATTACCATTAAACAAGTCAGTGGCTTCCTGACCTGCAACACTTCTAGTTTGTCCTCCAATGAATGCTTCTGTTTGTGGATTACCTTCAGTAAGATCACTTACTTCTACATCATAGTGTATATCAGCAAAGCCGCGCGGCGTAATATCATTTACAAATCCAGTTGCATATTTCACAGTTTCATACGCTAATTGCATAATATTTTCCATCGGGCTACTGTTTGCATATGCATGACTATCGTGGTTAAATGCAGTAATCATAGGATTTACAAGAGTGTATTCAGCAAACTTGTGATTGTGCATACTGTATATTTTTATGTTTTTAAAGAAACGTTTATTGCCTCGCTGAAGTCCCCACTGTTGTTGCACACGATTACTGTATTTGTCATATGGGGTATAGGCATTACTATCTAAACTATAAGTTGGATCAGCATTGTAGAAAATGTAGTACTTGTGCCACATTGTTCTAATTAATTCTTTGACATCATCATGGAATCGTATGCTAACAGGATTATAGGATATAGCATGATGACTTTGTACTTTTCTATTGTACTGGTTATGTGTTTGTACATCAATACTATATGTAGGAAGGTCTACACTTTTAACAAGTATAGGTATTTCAAGTTGATCTATTGTGTTAAAAAGTGTTGCTGCTTCTGCGGTAAACTCAAATACCACATGAAACAGATGACCATGACGTGGCTGTAGTTCAAAGTTATTGTCAACAAAAGTGCGTGACGCATGTTTGTAGTCACGCACTGTTTCGCCTGAGGTTAAAGGTGATAGTGAATTATTTACACTAGCCATGGAAAACTCCTATTAGCCAGTAATAGTTTGACCCAGTGTTCTCGCTACACTTGAACCAACGCCATCACCCAGTGGTGATTGAACAGCGTTATCAAATCTAATAGTCATTGCAACTGTTGCTGCTTCCTGACTTGCATAGTTTAAATCACCATAGTTGATGTTTTGAATAAAGCAACCGTATAGTTCCCAGGTTTCAAGTACACTTGGTGCATTTGCACCATTTCCACCGTCTAGTACTTCAAAACGTGTAATGAACTTGTAGTCGATACCTGAACTAGCACTGCTTTGCTCCATCATATCAAACTGTTTCTGTACTTGCTCTCCGCATAACTTAGTTACGCCTCCATTAACATCGTCACGTAGATTAACTGTAACTGTATCCCATTGATGTTTGCCAATCAAATACACTCTACTGTTGTAAACAGGAATCTCAAATTCTTCGAATGTTACACTTGGGCGTGTAATATCCTGTACCTGTTTAGTCATTTCAGTACGTGGACTACTTACACCAAAGTTCTCAAATGACGCACGAAAGCGGTATTTAAGTTTTGGCATAAGCAAGCCTTGACTTGCTGCACTCTGATCACCATCTAATGGGACTGTAAATTTTGTTAATGATGAAACTGACATGTCGTTTCGCTCCTATCTAATTATAAAAGTATTTATCTAATTCCAGTCATAAAAAAAGGGGGGCATTTCCGCCCCCCAAAACTTTTTTTATTTTACACTGTTTGTGTTGCTGCTAGGTTTCCACTTGCAATCTCACCTGTGTTCTTAAGTCTGATTGGAATAAAGATAAATTCCGCAGCCTTTGTAGG